TTTAGTTCAATGGGATATCATTCGCATATTCAAAATCATTGTTGGATTGAATGTTATTCAATGGTTTCACATCATGTTAATCTAGGCAGAGGATCTGTTGTACACGCCGGTACATTGATCGCGGGAAGAACTACAATCGGGGAATACTGTACATTTAACTTTAAATCGTCTATAATCAATAATGTAACGATCACTGATTATGTTACCATAGGTGCATTCAGTAATGTAACAAAAAATATTACTAAACCAGGTAAGTATGTCGGATCGATTGCAAGATATGTTGGTGAATAACTAAAAATCATATATAATGTTTGAAATGAGTACAAAAGAATATATGGAACTCAAGTTGGATTATCAAGAAAAAGACTTATTAATTGATTGTCTTCAACATAGACTGGACACTGATAAAATTTTAGTTATTAATGAATCTCTCAAAAATGAAATTGAAGATTTGTTAGCCAAAATTGAAGAAGAGTGTCTTTGATTTGTTTCTAAATAAACCAGAAACCATTGCATGAATTGACTTGTGGTGGTAGAATAATAACATTGCTATTCTAATTTTATGTCTAAAGGATTTACAATTAAAGCTACAGCACCAACTCCGAAAAAGAGTGATGACGAGTTTGATATTAATGCTGCCAAAGAAGCGATTCGTGGCAAAAGTATTGTATTTTGTCTTCCCGGTCGTGGATGTTCTTATACTTTCCTAAAGAACTTTGTTCAACTTTGTTTTGATTTAGTCCAGAATGGTGCATCTATTCAGATCTCACAGGACTATTCTTCCATGGTTAACTTTGCTCGTTGTAAAGTTCTTGGAGCAAATGTTCTTCGTGGTCCAAAACAAATTCCTTGGGATGGTCGTTTGAATTACGATTATCAACTTTGGATTGATAATGATATTGTCTTTAGTACTGAAGGATTTTATCGTCTTGTAGCGATGGATAGAGATATTGCTGCTGGGTGGTATATGACTGAGGATGGTCATACAACTTCGGTTGCCCATTGGCTTGAGGAAGATGACTTTAAGAACAATGGTGGAGTCATGAACCATGAGACTGGTGAGACCATGCAGAAGCGTCGTAAACCCTTTACGGTTGACTATACTGGTTTCGGTTGGGTTCTGATCAAGAAGGGTGTCTTTGAGTCTCTGGAGTATCCCTGGTTCGCTCCTAAGATGCAAGTCTTTGACTCTGGAGAAGTTCAAGATATGTGTGGTGAGGATGTATCGTTCTGTCTTGACGCTAAGGCAGCTGGTTATGAGATCTGGTGTGACCCCAAAATTCGTGTAGGACATGAGAAGACTCGTATTCTTTGATACGGGTCTTAGAATTCCTAGAAACTGATGTTCGGCGCGTTTGTAGATCTATTTTGGCGCGAAAATAAAACCAATTGTGAGGTATTAAAAAAATGGCAGTAAAAGCAAAAGGTGGATTAAATAAAAATAGTGGTTATGTACCCGGAAAACCCAAACTAAGTCGTCAAGGGAAAGGTAAGGGTACTAAATATGCTTCAACGAGCCGTAATAATGCTCGAAAACCATATAGAGGTCAGGGAAAATGAGTAAGACTCAACGAACTGTTAGAGAAGGTAATCTTTGTAGACCCGATAAACGATATAAGGGTATTCATACTCAAGCAAAGGCAAACAAAAATAAAAAGTCTAAATAATTTTAAATTAAATTACACGGGCAAATGTCAGAAACAACACCAAAAGTAGGACCAACTGCGGCAGACTCTCCAGAAGTAACTTCGGAAACTGCAAATGTATTTGATTACAATGTAGCTGCAAATTCTAGAACAGTTGCTCCATCGAAACCAAATCCTGCTTCACCACTAGCTGCAGGTTGATATGACAGAAAAAGAAGCATATATTCATAAATGGATACAAGAAGTATCTAAGAATAGGCCTGAACTGGGTGGATTTGCAGTCTGTCCATATGCTTCTGCTTCAAAAACTTTAATTGTAGAGACTCCAATTGATGACATCGTGCCTGAACCAGGTCATGATGTCATCATTTTTATTATTGAACATTTTTGGAGAGCGGATCAGGTTGAAAAATGGGTAAATTTATACAATGAAAAGTTTCCATATTATAAATTTTTCTCAGATTTATCCTCCAGAGATACATTTATAGGAGGTATAAAGACAAATAATGAAAAATATAACTTAATTTTGTGTCAATCAAAGATAAAATTGAGCAAAATTCGTAAAAAATTACTTCAAACTGAATACTATACTTATTGGACAGAAGATTATCTTAAAGAAATTCTTGGAGACGATTACGAATATATAGAAAAAACTACTGAGGAGGATTAAAATGGACTTTAATAATAGGCCAGATACTCACAAAAAGGGTAGTGATGGGGTTGCCGAAAAATATCTTTATGATGTAGAAAAAGAGTTGTATAATATTGCATTAAATTATATGCCTCATCTTAGAAAAATGTCTATGGATGATCAAGTTAACGAACTTAAAGAACAAAATTGACATTTCGGGATAGCAACCCCGTAAAAAGTTCTGATTTTTTAAATCAGGAGCTAAAAATGTCAAATTTACCAGTAGATAGAGATTTAAATTACATGCGAGAAATGTGGGGAACCACTAGATTGATTACGGATTATGTAAAAACTCCAGAAAAAAGAGTAATTCAGGAGGTTATGCATGATTTGGCTGTTAAACATGACTTGAAAAAACAAACAGAATTGCATGAAAGGATTCGTAATGATGAAGATTATGATGATTGGTCATATGGTACTGAACCAACCTATGGGAAAAAATGGTAAAATGGTCTTATACATATAATAAATACCCTTAGTTTGAGTGATGACCAGGATTTCTCGCAAATTTAAAGATATAAGTCTCTCATTTGTGAGAAATCCTGTAACTAATGATATTCTTGCAATTAATGATGCTGATGCGATTAAAAAATCTGTTGTTAATTTGGTTAGAACCAGAATAGGTGAGAGATTTTTTAATTCTTTAATAGGATCTAGAGTTGAAGATTCCATGTTTGAATTACAAACCCCAGAGGTAGCTTATTCTCTTGAATTGGATATTAAAACTCTTTTGAAAAACTTTGAAAGAAGAATCTCTTTGGCTTCTGTTTTAGTAACATATCCTGAGGATTCTAATGAATTTAATGTTAGAATTGCGTATGATGTAATTGGATTACCTATTCCAACTCAAACTGTAGATTTTATACTACAACCTACTAGAGTCTAATGTCATTTAATCAATTTACAAATTTAGACTTCAGTGATCTAAGGACTCAGATCAAGGATTATTTGCGTGCAAATCAAAATTTTACCGATTTTGATTTTGAAGGATCTAATTTTTCAGTTTTAATAGATTTATTAGCGTATAATAGCTACATAACTGCCTATAATACTAACATGGCAGTTAATGAAATGTTTTTGGAGAGTGCAACTCTCAGAGAAAATGTAGTTTCACTTTCTAGAAACATTGGTTATTTGCCTAGATCAAGAAGATCTTCAAGAGCAAATGTTAGTTTTACCGTTGATATGAGTCAAACCAACGCTAGAACTGTAAAATTACTTGCTGGGCAAGTTGCTCTTGGAGCTGTAACAAATGGTAATTATATTTTTTCAATTCCAGAGGATATTACAACGCCAGTTAATACTGATGGAATAGCCATTTTTGATAATTTGCCTATCTATGAAGGAATATTTTTAACTAGTACTTTTATTGTAGACGAATCTCAAACAAATCAAAGATTTATTTTACCTAATGTTAATGTTGATACAACTTCAATTAGAGTTAAAGTTACTAACGCAGTAACTGAAGTTTATTCTGTTTATGATAGTTTATTAAATATTGGTAAAGATATTAGATTCTTTTTAATTCAAGAAGTTGAAGACGCAAAATATGAGATAAGGTTTGGAGATAATATTATAGGAAAAAAACCAGAGAATGGTAGTAAAATAGAAGTAACTTATATTGTTACAAATGGATCTTCGGGTAATGGGGCTTCAAACTTTACATTTTCTGGTAGACTAAAAGATAATAATTTATTCGATGTTACAACAGGAATTTCTTTATTAACAACTCAATCAAAATCAGAAAGCGGAGATGAAATTGAGTCCGTAGATTCTATTAAATATTTTTCTCCAAAAGTATTTGCCTCTCAGTATCGTGCGGTAACATCAAATGATTATAAAGCTCTTATTCCATATGTTTATCCAAATGTAGAGTCTGTTAATGCTTATGGTGGAGATGAATTAGATCCTCCAGAGTATGGAAAAGTTTTTATATCCATAAAACCAAGAAATGGAACATTTTTATCCGAAATTACAAAACAAACAATATTAAATACTATTAAAAAATATTCAATAGCTGGAATTAGACCGGAAATTGTAGATTTATCATATCTTTATATTGAATTAGATATTTCTGCTTACTATAATGCAAATTTATCAAGTAATCCAGAAATAGTAAAAACGAAAATAGTTGATACTATAACTGAATATTCAAACTCTAAAGATGTTAATAGTTTTGGTGGTAGATTTAAGTATAGTAAAATTGTAGGACTTATTGATGACTGTGATAAATCAATTACATCTAATATAACAAAAGTCAAGATGAGACGGGATTTGAATCCAGAAATAAATTCTTTTGCAACTTATGAACTTTGTTTTGGAAATAGAATACATACTAAAGATGGAGGATATTCTGTAAAATCCACAGGATTTTTGATTAATGGGGTATCTGATGTTATTTACATGGCAGATAGTCCATCTTCAACGAATAAAAAAACTGGAACTATATTTTTCTTTAAATTAGAAAATAATTTACCTGTAATTATTAAAAATAATGCGGGAACAGTTGATTATATTAAAGGTGAAATTAGATTGGATGTTGTAAATATAACATCTTCAGTCTTAAGTAATGGATTTGTTGAAGTTCAAGCAATTCCAGAATCTAATGATGTCATAGGACTTCAAGATCTATATTTACAATTAGATGTCAAAACTTCTGTGGTAAATATTGTAGAAGATGTTGTTAGTTCTGGTGAAAATTCTTCTGCCACTCCCCCTGTCCCCACATCTATTAACCTAAACGGAAAGTAT